ATGATAGGTTTAGCAAACGAAGTTGGAGAAGTATTGGGTAAATACAAGAAACAAGTTCGTGGAGATGGAGATAAGTACAAAGAGATTCGTGGAGAACTTGGTGATGTAATGTGGTATATGGCAAGACTATTTGATATGTATGACATGACATTGGTAGAAGTATTACATGAGAACTACTTAAAACTCACTGATAGGAAAGAAAGAGGAGTACTAAAAGGTGACGGGGATAATCGATAACGCTAAAACAGAACAGCGAAAACGCTGGTGCGAGTTATTACACGCAGGTTGGATGTATCACCAACAACAAGTAAAGGAATTAGAAAGTCCTATTATAGGTAAAGAAATAACAGATGACCAACTATTTCATATGAGTATATCTGTAGCAATACAAGATGCTATAGCATTGATACAACAGATGGAAGCATATGGTTACTTTGAAGAGATGGAAGACGAAGCCCAAGTCTTAGATAAACCGGGCCCAGCAGGTTAAATATGAGATGTAAAGATATAATGGAAGAGTTCAGCACTACGTTCTTTGCGTGTGTTGATGAATGGCCTAGAAGTATAAGAGAAGATATATATAAGCTATACGCTTATCTACGAGTGATAGATGAGATGGTAGAAGGAGTAGAAGCTGATAATGATTTCAAACAATACAGAATGGTCATCGAACAATTCCATGAGGTTAGTGATAAATATCAGTTTGAAGGTGAATGGTTAGAGGATTTCCATCACGCTATGTTTACTGACTTAGTTAGAAAGAAACATACTATGGTATCTATGTTAGAATACTGTAAAGGTTCTTCAGAGTCAGTAGGTTGTATGATGGCACGTATACTTGGTTGTCCACCTGAAGCTGATGGATATGCAAGAGCATTAGGTAGAGCGTATCAAATCATTAACTTTGTAAGAGATTACGAGGAAGACTTAGAAAAAGGCTATGAATATATAAGTGCTAATCACGATATATACATACGTTTATTCAGAGAGAACCTAGAAGAAGGCATGGAAGGTATAAACTATATACCTGAAGAGTTACGTGGTCCTATCTTTAAAGCAAACAAAGCGTATCTTAAAGTAGCGGAGAAAGAATGATAGTGATAGAAGATTTGATTAGACATTTACAATATCTCAACGAAGATTTAGAAGACAAAGGATTAGAAGTCACAATAGACTTTCTAAGATACATGAGAAGAAACATCGCAGGTAGAGGAACCTTGTCTGGTTTCCTATCTTCTGATGAGTACAGGGAGTTAGATATATGATTGGAAGGTTTTGTGAAGAGTGTTACAAGAAGAACTTTCTTCTAACAAGACCAGCTGTAAAAGTATATCAAGACTACCATAAGATTATATGGGAATGTCCAGAGTGCAGGAAAGAGTATGAGCAGATATGGAGAGAGTATGACGATTAGCGACAAGACAAACTTTTATATATGCAATTGTATATATGGACATCAGAACTGTCAATGCGACGGTAAGGGAAATAAAAGGAGAAAAGAAATGAAGTATAGAAAATGTATAGAATGTGGGCAACACCTAGAAGTGTTCAACAGCGAGAAATGTGAGGAGTGTCAATAATGCAAACGTTCCTACCAGTACCAAACTTTGCAAAGTCTGCACAGATGTTAGACTACAAACGTTTAGGTAAACAACGTGTTGAGGGTATGCAACTACTCAACGCTATGCAACCTGACTATCCACACAAAGGTTGGCTTAATCATCCAGCTAAGATTATGTGGCATGGTTATGAGAATGCACTGAAAGAGTATGTCAATACTATGATTACACAATGGAAAGCACGTGGTTACAACAATACTATGCAACTATATGAGATTACTGGACCTATCGAATATCCAGAGTGGCTAGGTAACGACAAGATACACAAGTCACACAGACTTAACTTACTACGTAAAGACTTTCAATTTTATGCACAGATATGGCCTGAAGAAGCAATACAGTATGCTTTCGATATCGAGTCATATCCTTATTACTGGCCTGTAGGTGACAGATGGAAGATATCCACACCTGACAGAACAGGTACTCGTTGGGAGGATGAGTGAAAGTACCCCTAATTGGTATATGCAGCCCCAACACAGTTAACCTAGAGACTGGTAACTTACAAAGTATAATGTGGCGTAATGGTAAGAAAGAAAGCCACGTTGTACCATATAAGCCCTATTGTTATGTGCCTGATTCTGAGACTGGCAAACAGTACAGTAGAACAGGCAAAGAGGGCTCTATCTTGCTGCGAAAGGAGTATTATAGAGCCGGTGAGGAGCTTCCATCGAGCCTAATACTTGATGGAGGTAGAGAAAACATTATGGATAGACTCGTAATAGAGCATCCAGATTACTTTAATAAATTCGCAAATGACCAACCTGTGAAATCTCTCTGTTTTGATATAGAGACTCATAGTCCCGACGGGTCGTTTCCCTTCGGGGAAAACTACCCCGTAGTGGCAATCGGGATTGTCACTTCAACCGGAGAACGTGAGGTCTACCTATGGGATGGAGAAGATGACAAGCAAGTCCTTATGGATTTTGCTAAGTTCGTTAAAGAGTATGACCCAGATATAATCTATGGATATAACCTTGTAGGTTATGATATCCCTCAGATTCTATATCGTGCAGCCTATCATGGCATACGTAACTACAAGAAATTGTTGAATCGTGATGGGTCAGACTACGGTTGGCAACCTCAGAAAGAATCTGATGATTTACGAATGCGTGCTGGAGGTAGAGTAGTTCTTGATATCTTAAGACATACTCGCCTTGATTACGCCCTCTCAGGATTACCACGTGGTCTTAAGCCTGTAAGTAAATATTTCGGTCTAGAACCAATTGAATTGGACTTTGCTGAAAAGGATTTACTTGATTACAGCTTATCTGAAATCCACGATTATGTCCTGTCTGATGTAGATTGTACAAAGTATCTTTTTGACCACTACTATCCAAGACTGGAGTTCACTGCGGAATTTATTGGTGTGCCACTAGAAACATATATCAACGCACCAAGTTCATATGTTACAAAGATTCTACAAGGTAGAGCGCTGTATGAACAGAATATCATTACTGATGATATAAACAAAGACAGACATACAGATATATACAAAGGACCTAAAGGTAATTTCCAAGCAGCTTATATTGATTTATTTGAACCGGGATTCCATGCTAAGAATATTAAAGTGGATTTCGCATCGTTCTATCCTTCTATAGCTATGGCTCTTAATTTAGGCCCTGATACTACTACAATTGTAGGATATGATGAGTATAGTGACAAATTAGAGTTTAAAAATGGAAACCTTTATATACCCGACAATCGTATAGGTAAGAGAGTGAAGGTTAAAATAGACAGTAATAGACGCAGCTGTCTCTATGATATGTGTAAACAATTCACAGACCTTAGAAAACCTTTCAAGGAAATGGGGACAAAAGAAGGAGATAGTAAGTCCAATGCGTTGAAGATTATGGTGAATACATTCTATGGAGCTAATACAAACCCTTACCTCAACTACGGTGATATGTCTGTTGGTATTGCAATTACTGCGGTTGCTAGGTTTTTACTTACTACGGGAATCGAACTCATCAGGAAAAAATATGGAGATAAAGCTGTGGTTTATGTTCACACTGATGGTATCAATACTAATTGTGACATTGACGTAGAATGGCTAACTAAAAGATTAAGATTGATATTAGAAGCTACAGTACCAAATGTAGAATCTAAATGGATATCGTTGGATAAAGATGTTTTTAAAGAAGGAATTTGGATACAAATTGGTAATTATTGCCTTCGTAATGAGGACGGTAGTCTTACCAAACATGGCTCGACTTTTAAAGCTTCAACAAGAAGCGAGTTTTACAAATCCATTCTTGACAGGTTAATTGATGCGAGAATGGACAACAGAGTAAATTCGAAGTTTATTGAAGATATATATAACTTTGATGAGTTGCCAATGGAGATGTTCTTACAAAGAAGGACACTAAACAGGAAGTTCGAAGATTATAAATCAGAAACGGACATGATGATACCACTCGTAAAACAGGGTATAGAAGTAGGTATACAACCAGAGATAAGAACTACCTACGAGTATTATAAAACTAAAGATGGGTATAGGATAAAGGAACTTGTGAAATCTAAGTCAGATTTAGATGTACAGTATTATTGGAACATTGTATCTAAGTTATTAGATAAATTTGGTCTAGCACATACCATACAAAAGAAAGCACCGCTCACCCTACTAGATAGGAAACAACAAAGTCTTATGGAGTGGGTATGAAAACCTATATCATCAACATACCAACCAGAGAAGATAGAAGACTTCTTTGCGATACTATGTTAAGAGAGAATGGTTTTGAGATAGAAGAAGAAGGTAGAAAGAATGAAGAAGGTTTTATAGCCCCTGACTTACGTGTTGAGTTTACCACACATTGGCCTTACAACAAAGTAGGAAAGGATATAACAGATGAGTGGTTAAAAGAGAATGGATTCGGTCTATTTGATTGGGAGATGGATAAAGGAGAAGCTTTATCTATAGACCAAACATGGGCTAAGTGGTGGTCAAGACCTCTAACAGGAGGAGAAATAGGTTGCACACTAAGCCACTGGTCTATATGGAATGAATGTGATGGACCTGTAACTATACTTGAAGATGACGCTGTGTTTACTAAAGCTATGGAAGTCAAAAGAGACGTAACTATAGATACGTTAGAAACTATGGGTATAGATTGGGATTTATTATATCTTGGAAGGGTACCACAAACATTACCTGAAGAACCTATAGTGTCAGGTATAGTCAAACCAAACTTCTCATATTGCACATATGGGTATGTATTATCTAAATCTGGTATAAAAAAGATTAGAGAGTATAATTTACACAAAGCTATAATACCAGCAGATGAGTTTTTATCTGCTACATATGTCAAACACCCACGTCCCGACGTAAGCTTTAAATACCCTCCCACCATGAATGCATATGCAGTAGACCCACATGTAGTATGGCAAAGAGAATTTGCTGTAGTAGGTAGTGATACAGGTCTACCTGACGGAGCTGTGAAATGAACCCAAAATTAAGTGCATATAAGATAGACCCAGAAGCATGGGCTAAAAAGATGATATCTAGAGGAACTAGAGATAAACAATGGGATTTAGTAGTAGAAGAAGTAGGTCCTGAGATTTATAGGTTCCCTTTATTTACTAAAGAATTCTGTGATTTAATAATAGAACACGCTGAAGAATCAGGTGAATGGACTAAAGCAAGACACGCCTTTTATCCTACTACTGATATGTTACTTGAAGATTTAGATTTAAAAGAAATGTATGACTATGTTCTTAAAACATATTGTCACCCTATAGCTAGACATATATGGGGACTTGTAGGTACAAATTGGAATAAAGCTACATCAGAAGACTTTATAGCTAAGTATACTGATGAAGACCAGTCAGCTTTGGATATACACCATGACCATGCTGATTATACCTTTACAGTAGGATTGAATACTGACTTTGAGGGTGGAGGAACATGGTTTCCAAGACAGCAAATACTAGCTAATCCTAAAGCAGGTGCGTGTACACTATTCCCTAGTGTGACACATAGACATGGTGGAAGACCAACTACAAAAGGGAAAAGATATATTATTGTCTCTTTTGTTAAAAAGGAGTTATAATGAATAAAGAAATAATAGTAATTGATGGATTTTATCATGACCCTGACGCAGTTAGAAAATTTGCTCTATCACAAGAGTTTGGAGTCAAAGGTAATTATCCGGGAATGAGAACAGAAACATTCGTAGAAGACGATGTTAGAGGACATCTAGAAAGAATAATGAATATTAATATAGATGAGATGCACTGGAAAGTAGGAGAATACACAGGTTCTTTCCAGTATGTAACAAAGGGTACACCAACGTGGGTACACGCAGATACTGGTACAGACTGGTCATGTTTAGTATATTTACATCCAGACCCTGCACCTAATTCAGGTACATCCTTTTATAAACATAAAGAAACAGGCTCTCGTATCTTTGATGATAATGGAGCAGCTATAGAAAGTGACGGTAGCAATTATGATAAATGGACTAGGGAAGACGTTATATCTAACGTTTATAATAGAGCTATAATATTTAATGGTGATTTATGGCATGCAGCAGATGAGTATTTTGGAGAAGATTTAGAATCAGCAAGACTGTTTCAAACATTCTTTTTTAATGAGGAGTAATGATGGAATTAGAAAAAGTAGATATGTGGGTAGATGGGATAGATGAAAGTCATGTTAATATGGCTGAATTTTATTATTTTGAGAATGCATTTACCGATGAAGAAATAAAAATGATACAAGCGACAGCTTTGAAAGTTGAACCTGAATCAGGTACGACAGCTAGCAGTGATAACCCAAACGAGGGTATAAGAAAATCAGAAATAAGGTGGTTATACGACGCACCGTGGTTATATAAAAGATTATGGACTATGATAGAAGAAGCTAATAGAAACGTATGGAACTTTAATCTGTCTCATGGTAGAGACGCTATACAGCATACTATATATACTGAAGGTGGAGGTCACTATGACTGGCACATGGATGCAGGACATGGTATGATGAGACATAGAAAGGTTAGTTTGACAGTACAACTTACAGATACAGATGACTATGAAGGTGGTGAGTTACAATTGTGGAGAGGACAAAATCCATTAGATGCACCACGTGGTAAAGGAACTGTAGTTATATTCCCATCTTATATGATGCATAGAGTTACTGAAGTTACCAAAGGTACAAGAGAATCACTTGTATTATGGGTTGGAGGAGACCATTACCGATGATAATAATTGACGATTTTATAAAGGACGAAACACTACTTTCTAAAATTCAGAAAGATGAGAATTTCTGGAAAGAAGGTTATAGATGGTGGAAAGGATGGTGGAATAGTAATTCACCTATGGATACTAGACATGAATTGATAGAAACTATTTGGAGAAATAATTGTCCACCACAGTTAGTAGGTATGTCTTTAGAAGGGTTTGAACATTGGACAGGTATCTTATCTAAAGATAAGATTATCACTAATGGTGCAGCTATCAATCAAGGTTATGCCTTAAATCATCATTTCGATAAAGATGAAGCACACTGGCATGAAACTGGTGAAATAGTAAGTCCTAAGATAGGAACAGTATATTACCCTCCTATGGGAGAACCACAATGTGAAGGTGGATATCTGAAAATATACGACACCAAAGAGATGGACTTAACAGCACCATATGAATTGATTGCACCAGTGCCGAATAGATTAGTTATATTCGATGCAGGTCAGTTACATGCTGTTACTGAAGTAACAAAAGGTAAGAGATACGCCATAGCTATAAATCTATGGGAAAAACAACCAGATATGACTGAGATGGTGGAGTCTCTTTAATGTATTTTAAAAACAAACTATCTGACAATATGGTGTCTATAGTGCACGCCAATGGCCCCGCAAAGCACGAAAAATACTGGGATGATGCAGTTACACGCTACTTCAAAGAAAGCCCTTGTCATGGACAGTTGAGTGATGAACTAACTGTTATAACATGGAGTGTACCCGGTGAATCCACGTTGTTAGAGAACTGTATGCAACAGATGGGTATAAAAGATAAGCTTATAGTTATACCTATGAAGAAGCCATTTGATTTCTTAGATAAGATTAGAAAAATGGAGAAGTATTTAAAAACCATACAAACTAAATATGTTATGGCTTTAGATGCTACTGACGTTATGTTGTTAGGTTACGATGCTTGTGATGAAGCATTAGGTAAGTTTGTTGAGAAAGAAGCACGTTGTGTATTTGGTGCAGAGTTAAATCAATGGCCTAATCTAAAAACAGGACAAGGACTGGCAGATTCGTCAGGAGATGTACCTTTAGATTTAGGTTCATGGAAGAATGAACTAGCTAAGGTTAGAGAAACAGAAGAAGTCTATGAGTGGCTAGGTTCTCCTTTTAAACATCTATGTAGTGGGACATGGATAGGCGAAAGAGAATACATGATAGACTTCTATAAAGATGTAATGGAACTTATACCAGAAGGATGGTGGGATGAGAATCTTTTCGGTGGTGACCAAGGATTTATCACACTTATAGCAGGTAGAAGGTTTCCCGATGTTGTATTAGATTACAAGTCGGAAATATTCCTATCTTTATCAGGAACTACTGAAAAAGAAGTGGAATTAAACCTAGAAGTATAGAAAGCTTTATATAGTAGCTTATACTAAGTATATATAGGACGGCGCTTTGCCGCTCCTATAACGGAGTAAATATGGAAGAAAATGATATGAAAGGATTAATGACTTTCCTTAAGGACGATGAAGTTAAGATAGTCTGGAGAGAAGAGGATAGAACGAAAGTTGGTCGTGGTAAAATAACCAACGACGACGAGAATTTTGTGTATCTAACTGGCGATAAAGGCACAGTTATTGTAAACAAGAAAGATATTATTGCAATTAAACAATGAACCTAGTTTTCGGTTTAGATAATATTATATGTACACCAGCTAAAGGTATACAGTTTGGTATAGTAGAGTATATAAAGGACTGTAAACCAGTAGAAGATGTAATAGAGTTTATGCAGTGGGCTGATAAAGAACACCACATAACTATATGGTGTGAAAGACCTAACGATTTAGCAGTTAAATTTGCTACAGAACAGTGGTTAGATTTACATCAAATACCATATAATAGATTAATATTTGATAGACCGGTTGATTATATAAACATAGATGAGACACCATCTCATGCAAAGTTTTATAAACACATAGGTGATTTAGGTATTGTAGCACAAATGTACGAGGAATGGAAAAATGACAAAGTTAAAGGAGAAAAAGATAAACACTAGAAGTGGAAATATGGTAGATAATACCATGAGAGAAGCGGAAACACTAGGGACTGTAGGTCCTATAGTAAAGGTAACTTGGTATGATGCAGCTAGCACATTCAAAACCTACCGCATAAATGCAGAAGACCCAAAAGAACATCTCACTATATGTGAGACAGTAGGAGAAATGGTAGCACAAGATGAGCATGCTACTGTATTAGTAATGCACGGCTCACAATGTGATGGTGCAGATATATTCGCTATACCTACAGATTGGTGTCAACAAGTGGAGATATTAAAAGAATGTATTACAGAGAATTCGGAATCCCAGCCAGAATAGCTAGATGTTATTCAGCTGAAGATATAGAGAAGCTGATGGAAGAGTATAACGGTAAGAAAAGCTGTTATACCAGTGTTTACGTATTTGATGATATGCAAGACGTAGACGGTAAGCCTAACTATGATTCTGCAATTCTAAACGGTATATGGTTTGATTTTGACCACGACAAGGATGTGAGTAAATGTTTAAAAGATATAAGAAAGTTTTTAAGGCGGTATTGCAAACCGAACAAAATTACCCCAAGGATATATCTTACAGGGGGGAAGGGCTTTCAAATGAACATAGACTTCTACTCCCCGTTGGACTTATCGGACGACCAGAAGCGACAAGCTTTACGAGAGTATTTGACGCATCTGAAGACAAAGTATAAATTAAGTACACTTGACCAAGCTTGCATTAATAATAGTGTAGCTTGCTTAAGAAGGATTCCCAACACACAGTATATTAGTAAACTTACTGGGGAACCTACAGGCGTTTGGTGTGTACCCTTATCAGTTGAGGAGGTTATGACTATGGATATAGAGGAATTGTATGGACTAGCAATGGAACCCAGAGATAGACTTGACATAGTAAAATCAAAACGGGCACAAAGAGATATGGTAGATTTCCTTTGTGATGAGGCTGATATAAAACACACCGTTTCTAATAGTGTAGATTACCTATTAGATAAGCTCAATGGGAAAGACAAATTCGTAATAAGAACTTTCTCAGGCTCTATTAAGGATAGGCCCTATTTAGCACCTAGAGAGTGTATTATTAAGCTTATAGAGCATAATATAGTAGAGGGACACAGTTCTTATGAAGAGAATAAAGCTATTGTAGGTGAGTTATTGAATGCAAATTGGAGCCTAACGGATATCTCCAATGTATTCAGATTTATCTATGATGAACCTGCTGGTGACCATGGTTGGTACAATGATGACCCAACTGTGCCCGGTAGACAAATAGTAAAGTTTAGTGAAAACTTTGGCTGGAGATACAGAAAGGAGACTTTAAAAGCAAGAAATCTCTGTAAATGTGACTCCTGTCCATGCGAGTAGCGAAAGCTTTATATAGTACGAGGAGATAAAGATATATGGCAAACGTAGAAAGATTGACCAAAAGGGTCAAAAAAATAGAAGAATGGATTGGAGAGAATGGAGATGGTCCTACTTTGGACAACCTTAACTTCCTATTACAAGCGTATAGGGGTATGGACGACCAAATGAGACAAACTCAACATCAATTAGCAATGTTACAATCTTTGATTGGAGAATACCTAGGTGGTAAAGAACTATCACAAGATTGGGACGAGTGGCTAAAGGAGAAGGATAATGCCGTTCAAAAGCAACAAACAGAGGAAGTATCTGTTCAGTCAGAAGCCGAAAGTAGCGAAGAAGCTAGCGAAGCACAAGAAGAGTAGAGGTAAGAAGTAATGGCACGTAAGAAGTTTAAAGATACAAGTGCCAACCGTAAGAAGAGATGGAATAAGAAATCACCTATGGCCCGTTATGGTAAAGCTAATGGTTCATGGAAAGGTGGTAAATCTCCACACTACTACAGAAGAAAGGCTAATGCTGGTAAAAACGAAGTAGTACACCATAAGAGTGGTGGAAAAGGTGGACGTGGTAAGCCCGGTGTCCACACTGCTAAAACGGCAAGAAAATCAAATTTAAAGAAAATGACAGCCGCGCAACATAATAAAATGCATCCTGAAAAAGGACGTAAAGCTGCGGCAGCGCGTAAGCGTAAAACAACAACAAAAAGGAGAAAAAAGTAAACATGTGTTGCAAAGAAAACTGTAGCTGTGAATGCTGTGAGTAATCATGGCTGACAAAGCTGAGAAGAAAGTAGCTGAAGAAGCTAAAGAAGAAGTTAAAGAAGAACCAAAGGAAGAAGTCAAGGAAGTACCTAAGGAGAAATTAGCAACTAAGGTATGGACTGGCGTAGGTTGGAAGGTAGTCGACGAAGACTCACCAGAATACAAAGCTGGAAAACAACCTCAGGCATAATGGTCTTAACTTCTAATTCAAGTAAGAAGCCAGTTAAGCGCATTCTGGTTGATTACAAATGATATGCCCACTATGTGGAAGTAGAGCCATTGGATTTTTTTACGATGGCTCTAAAAAATGCCTAAAATGCGACTATACACCGTAAACCTTATATAGGTGGGTCGCCTAAAATAATGAACCGCAAGGAAGTGACAAATTGTTTAAGAATCAAGTAGCAGAATTTATATATAAAAGAACGTATTCTCGTTGGTTAGAAGAAGAAAACAGACGAGAGAATTGGGAAGAAACCATAGATAGATTTTTGGGTTTTGTAATTTCAGAAAGACCAGATATACCTGAAAAAACTCAAATTAAGATTAAGAAATATATGATGGAATTTGGAGTAATGCCATCAATGAGATTTTTATGGGCCGCAGGGCCAGCAGCAAAGGCAGATAATACATGTATATACAACTGTTCCTTTGCAAAGATAAACAACGTAGAGGCATTTGCAGAATGTCTTTATATCCTTATGTGTGGTACAGGATTCGGATTTTCAGTAGAACAGGAAGAAGTAGATAAACTACCTAAAATACCACAGATAAACTCAGGACAAGCCTTAAAAAAGGTTGTAATAGAAGATTCTAAAAAAGGATGGGCTGACTCAGTTAAGACACTTATGCAAAGTCTGTATGAGGGACAAAACATCTATTTCGATTACTCGGAGATTCGTTTGGAAGGAGCTAGACTCAAAACTATGGGTGGTAGAGCTTCTGGACCTCAACCTCTGGTAAAATTACATGATTTCATACGTGAAACCATGCACAATGCTCAAGGACGTCAACTCACGTCTCTCGAATGTCATGATATTTGTAATCAGATAGCTGAGATTGTTGTTGTTGGCGGAGTTCGTCGCAGCTCTCAGATATCCTTGTCGGACCTCCACGATAAAGACATGCGACATGCGAAGGAGTGGCCTTATCCCATCAAACGTGCTATGGCAAACAATAGTGCTATCTATAGGGAAAAGCCCTCCGCAGGTGAATTTTTGTCTGAATGGGCTGCATTGGCTCTATCAGGCACTGGGGAAAGAGGCATATTTAATCTTAATGCTGCACAGAGCAAAGCTCCATCAAGACGTTATGCTCCATTAATACAAGGAACTAACCCTTGTGGCGAAATAATGCTTAGAGATATGGAGTTCTGTAATCTTAGTGAAGTTGTAGTAAGAGAAGATGATGATTTAGATAGCCTACTTGATAAAGTAGAGACTGCTACATGGTTAGGTGTCATACAGAGCTCATTTACATACTTCCCATACCTTAGAAATACATGGAAAAAGAACTGTGACACAGAAGCGCTTCTAGGCGTCAGTTTAACTGGTCAGATGGATAACCCTTCCCTAATGAACTCAGAGGTCTTTAAGGCCCTTAAAAGCCGTGTTTTACGCATATCTCGTAAAGCATCAGGGATATTGGGTACAAAAATGCCAGCAGCAACAACTTGTGTCAAACCAAGTGGTACAGTTTCACAGCTTGTAGATTCAGCATCAGGAGTACATCCAAGATACTCTGAATATTACATAAGAAGATATAGAATTTCAGGTAATGACCCACTCTTCGCAATGATGAAAGATGTAGGTATACCATGTCATCCAGAAAATGGACAGACAAAAGAGACTGCAAGTACATGGGTATTAGAGTTTCCTGTCAAATCACCACAAGGTTGTGTAACACGTAAAGATGTGACTGCGTTAGAACAACTAAGTCACTATAAAAATTTACAACATAACTGGTGTGAACACAACGCAAGTATGACTGTTTATGTTAGAGATGACGAATGGTTTGAAGTAGGTAATTGGGTATACAAAAACTGGGATATAATCAATGGTGTGTCCTTCCTACCATACGACGGTGGACACTATAAATTAGCTCCATATGAGGAAATAGACCATAGAACCTACGAAAGCTTTATAAAGAAGCTCCCCGTAATAGATTATAGCAAACTCTCGGAATACGAGTTTGAGGACAATACTCAAGGTAAACAAGAGCTTGCATGTACAGGAGATAAGTGTGACATCTGAGAAAGATATTATTACAGGAACCAAGAAACTTGGTAGAACAGCAAATTTAAATTCAGACGGTACTTTAAATCAAGGTATACATTCTTTACAAGGTACTGAAATGCCTGAAGGAACTATACTTAGAAGAACTGCTGCTGATGAACCAGACAATGGTGATTTAGGTAGTAGAAGTAAAACAAACAAATCAGCTAGAAGTTACTAATAATCGTTATTAGCTATTGTAAGCGGTCTTGTGTTTAATTTTAAATTACAGGTTATACCCTGTTCATTGAATGAGACTACTTTAGAAACTATTCTATGATTACCTTTAAATTCTTCTTCTACGTTAAGATTAACAACAGTTCCTATTTGTAAATAGTGTCCTTTAGTAGTAGTTAAATTTATTTCAAATTTCTGTTTTCTATCATGAATTAAACCTTTTAATAACTCTTTACTTACTAAAGCTGTTGAAATATCTTTTATTCTGTTTCCAATGTTTTTTCTCAATTTACTTTCTGTATTTTTTATTATTCTAGGGGTTGTAGTGCTGTATAATTCAATTTCTGAAGGACCAGCTACAGCTTTGTTGGGTAATTTATTTTTTTTATACGTATAAAGTTTTATACCATCACCATAACTAAATGTCATACTACTTTTATCTAAAGGTTGTTCTTTTATAAACCTTAAATTAGTACCATTATTAGTAAAACTAACTCCTATTTCATAATCAAACATATTAAATGCATCACTGTCATCAAGCGCTGATTTTAATAATTCTAATGCTATACTATAAGGAGTACCATTATTTCTTACTGCTTTCATAGTTACAGGTGGATTAGTATCATTCATAATGGATGTATCTATAAATGTTTTTTCATCAGTATTTACATTATCATTTATATGTTTAATTAAAAATTGTCCAAGAGTAAATCCATCATAATTATCTTCATCTGTTAAATCTATATTTTGTGAATATTCTCCACCAAGAAAACATCTAGCGTCAAATGCTGTAAAAGATGATGTAGTGTCTGAGGATTTGAAATCTTTAATGTATCCTATAAAATACGGAACACTGTCGTAACCACCATCATTTAAATAAAACTTAACTTCTTTATTTAACATTGCAGATTCTGCTTTATCTATACCGGGGATTGTTACTTTAAGAGAAGATATCTGACTAGCTCCCGGAAAACTTACACTTCCCGATATATCTTCTATAATACCCTCCCCTTCTATGTATAATTTAGGATTACAATATATATTTAGGGACATCGTTTACAATTCCTCCTAACGAAATCTTATCTGAAGTCATAACACCTGATGAATTCATCTCTATGCAATAAGCTACTTGCATTTGTACAGCGTATTTTTGCAACATAACACCTGTAGGATTGTCTTCAGACATTCTTGAAATTTTACCAAAGAATCTAGTTTTACTACTGTCTTTATGAGTTATATCTAAAAATACAGGTGTACCATTCTGTTGATATGATTTAATTAAGTTTCTACCACTTTCATCTGTACCTAAATCGACACCACCGAATCTTATCTGTCCTCCTGCTGCACCTATACGTCTTATATCTGCCTTACCTAATCTATCTTCAACTAACATATATTTACCCTGTCTTACGTAAGATATAGATTGTGCAATAGCTATACTATTTAAAGATACATGATGAGGGTCTTCTATTGTTAATAATTCAACATGGTCATCGTTTACTGGCCATACATTGTATAATTTTATTTGTTCATGAGCATCAGTGTCAGATGTAGGTGTTTTTACAGTTATTCCAATTAATAAACCAAAGTTATCTGTTCCCCATGAGATATTTCCTCCTGAGTGTACGTCTGATAACACATCCCAAGTTAAATCTTCTTTAATTACTCTTGCCCAGTCTGTTGGTATATCCCAACTTATTATACCTGATTGTGTAAATTGTTGTGTTCCATCAACTATAGGTAATGGTTCCCATGAATATGTAGCCACGTTAGATGCTACAGTTTGTTTTGTATAATATGCTACAATATTAATTTCTGGTTCTGTAGCTGTATTTATTAATGTATTGTCTAATCTAAAGTATAATTTATCTATTTTATCATCTGTACAACTTAATATAAAATTTTCAGGGTGGTCTGTTACATTTGTAGTAGTTGCTAGTTCATTATTACCATCACCACCAAGTATCAGAGTGTTAGCAGTTACATGAGCTGTTTCAGCTTCTCCCTTTTTAGACTTAATTTTGTATATAACTGCACTATTAGAGTGTGACGCAGCTGTAGTAGCGAATTCACCTCTTGTTATTGTTAAATCATTAGAAGAAATGTTAGTAACCTTCATAATTTCTGCATCAGTTGCAATTGCAATGTAATCTCCTACTGTAAAGGCAGAACCTGAAGAAACTGTAAACGTAGTATCTGTTCCATTCAATGCCTCACCAGCTGTAGCTGTTGAATCTGTTCTGTTATTAGCATGGTTATTAGTTCTACCACTACCTATAAATGATTGTAAACCGTTAGTATAAGCTGACATGTCTTCTTTCAGTACTCTTAAAGTACCTGC